ATTGAAAGTATTGATTATGATTCAGATAGAAATGGGGATCCACTTCCAAGATTGGTTGATAAAGATAACCACACAATAGATGCATGCAGATATGGAATGAGTAATGACATGAAAGGTAGTACTTATTCGTTTGATTAGGGGGGTGAATGAATGTTTAATTGGATAAAAAGGGGGGTGAGTAAACTGAACGACATAGTAAATAAGCCAGGTGAAAAAACATCAAACAATCTAAGCTATATTGAATACCTTGTAAATAATTTCAAAGATTCTGAGACCAGACAAAAACAGATAACAGGAGTTGAATATTACAAAGGAAAGCAAGATATACTAAAGCGTAAAAAGTATATGATAATGCAGGATGGGTCAAAGAAAGAGTTGCTGAATGTGCCCAATAACAAAAGAATAGATAACCAGTATGCAATAGCTGTAGACAAGAAGAAAAACTACATGCTAGGTAAGACACCAACTATAAAATCAGATAACGAGGAATTGGACAACCTGATAGAGCCCATATTCAATAATAGATTCATGAAATCATTTAAGAATGTGCTAAAGAATACCCTAAATTGTGGAATCGCTTATATGTATGTTTATTTAGATATAAATTCACAGATTAGATTTAAAGTATTCAAACCATATGAAATATTACCTATATGGAAAGATGAAGAACATAATGAATTAGATTTTGTTATAAGAATATACTCCTCGCCTGAGTTCGTGGCAGGCAGAGAGGGGATCGTAGAATATGCAGAGGTGTATGATAAGGATAAAATAACCAGATATAAGGTAGAAGGCAGCTTATTGGTTAAAAAGGAAGAGGTGTATTACCTTACCGACTCAGAGAATACAGCTTACAGCTGGCATAACAAAGTCCCGATAGTAGCATTTAAATATAATGATGATGAAATACCATTGATTAACAAGGTTAAATCTCTACAGGATGCAATAAATGAATTGTTATCAGACTATAACAACAACATGCAACAAGATGCCAGAAATACTGTTTTGGTTATAAAAAACTATGATGGGGCAAATCTTGAAGATTTTAGAGAAAATCTAGCAGCGGCAGGGGCAGTAAAAGTACAGTCAGATGGTGGAGTTGATACGCTGAGTATAACAGTAAACTCAGATAACTATAGGACGATTTTAGAGATACTTAAAAACGCTTTGATAGAAAATGCAAAATCTTTTGACGCAAAAGATGAAAGATTGGGCGGTAACCCTAACCAGATGAATATACAGAGTATGTATTCGGATATAGATTTGGATTCTAATGATATAGAGACAGAATTTAAATCCTCGTTTGAGCACTTAACAGAATTCATTAAGATGTATTTAGAAGCAACCACATCATATGTGGCGGACGATAAAGAT